TGCGTAGTTTGCCGGGTTAACGGGCGATTTTTTTGGCTGTTTTTTTTCGGGCTGTGTTGATTGTGCTTCGTTTTCCATTTTCCTCAAGTTTTGTTTTAAAATATAAAGGTAGCGAATCAAATTCGATCCGCTGCCCTTTATGATAATATTGTTTTAAATTTTTCACTAAGTCAATAGTGTTTCAATATCAAATGTCGACTCAATAAGATGAGGCGGATCAATTTCGGGCGGATCGTTTTCAGGAGTTTTAATTACTACCTGGAATGATCCACCGGTATCAGCATCGCCCGGCATCATTTGAAAGTCACTCATTCGCATTCCAACCCTGCGACCGTAAAGCATTGATTTTCCACAAACCAACGGAACGATAACAGCAACCTTTTGGAAGCGTAGCCTCTTTGCGTTATCTATTGTTAATTGTGTCATATCCACTATACGTGCATCGACTGTATGATCGAACCCATCAATTGCACTTACAACCCTTAGTGGGCTGGATGCTATTATATTAGCAGAACCCTTAGAAGATTCAAATTTATATCCTACGGTGCCATTTTCGAGGGTTATAGTTTCAATTTCGTTTGAAACACCATCGGTAGTTATAACACCGTCTGTTAAATCTTCATGGTTTATAAGGATAACAAAGGTTCCTATGCCTCCTTGTACGATTGCAGCACCATCAAAAGCAACGCCACGATCTATTTTTACATTTGTAGCCATAATTAATACTTTAAAAAATATCGAGCGTTACTAATTATACAGGTATCACCAGCCGATCCATCACCCCAAAGCCTATAATACTTATAAAGCGGAGGGTATTGATAAACTTTTTGGTTAACAGCCGTAGCACCGGAAGCCGAAATAGTATCTATGTTATACCACGCATTTGTATTATAACATCCTTGGAAATAAAACGTAGCGGCATCGTGCGAAGTTGTGAAAACAAATCCGGCAACCCCTTGATAAATACCGGCCTCTTTAGTTCCAGTAAGATAAATATTTTCATTTCCCTGTGTGCTATCGGTGCGAAATACCTGATTTGCCGCTTGTCCGCTAGCAATTGAGCAGACAAGGGCAAATAGTAGTATTGTGATTAACCCTCTCATCGTTTGTAGATAAATAAGAGGTTTTTAATATCGACAGTATCCGTGGAAGCCCCTATACACTTAAGCCGGTAATAGAGGAAATCAGCAGGCACATCTTGCATAAAGAAAGGGGTTGCAGTAGTTGAGCTATACGTGGGTATAGTATCAATCGCAACTAGTTTTGTAGTTGCAAAATTATCATTACTGCCTTGCAAAATAACTACAACATCATCAGATGCAGCCCTACCGTCCAGAATACCCTCAAAAGATACTTGGCCAACATAGGCACATTTGATTGTAGATGTTACATACTTTGTTTGTGCTCCTAATGTAACGACATCGGCAAAAGTTTGATAACCTGCTTGTGCGTTAAGTGTTAGCCCTAGGCCAACAAGCATAACTAAAAGAAAAAGTTTTTTCATGATTATACAGGGGTATAAAGTAATAACTCTTCAGAGCAACGATAGTTTGCATCGGCCTTGTAGTCCAAACGCAAGAACCATTCACGGCTATTATTGGCCACTTTGTCAACAACTACCGATTCAGAATCAGGATCAATCCAAACGCCAAGGTTCAGGTTTGAATCTTCGCCATTGGTTACTTTTGCGCCAACGATATGATGGCGGGTAAGCCCTTGGAAATGTTTGATCCTTTTCTCGTTGTACATGGTTTCCATAGACATCCCAAAAACACCGGTAAAAGCTTCTTTAAGCTTAGTATTTCCTGCCTGCATAGTTTTCCAGTCTGTTGTATTGACATGCAAAACGTAGTCAGGATCATCAATGAATTTATCGGGAATTGCAGCCCAACAAGCGGCAAGAATGTCAACAAACGACTGATCGGTAATATTACCGGCTGGTGTTGGTTTAATAACATTTGCGTCAAGGATAGCGCGTGTAATAATTCCATCAAATTTATTTAATGGATTTGCAGGAGCTAAACCGTTATCACCCTGCCAGAATAACTTAGCCATTTGAACTCCGATTCCATTTTTGTATAAATCCAGAATAGCGTTAAGCAGTTCAGAATTTAACTCAAGGTTTGTAAAATCACCAATCGACTGCCATTTTTTCCAAATAGGATGGAATGTAGTAGGAATGAAAATTTCATAAACAGTCATCGGGGCAACAACAAGCTCGCGTTCAGCGTAAGTTGTTGTAGCTGTAACGCCTGCCGGAACGCCTGCCTGATAGTCTCCAATTGGATTAGCTGTTTGGCTTAAGCGTGGAAGAGCTTTTTTGAAAGCTATGTCTGTATGCAGTTTTGCTGCGCCTTTGCTGATAACCTCGTTACCAACGCCGGTTACAAGGTAAAGGTTTTCTAAAACCTCACCGTTGTAGTTTGTATTTGCTAATGTTAAAGCCATTTCGTTTAAGCTTTACGAGCGTTTTCGATTCCTTCGCGAATCTTTGCGGTTACTTCATCAATCTTGGAAGCAACATCAAGTTTTTTTGCCGAGGCATTTCCGGGATTAGCGGGGCCAGTTCCTTTAATAGGTGTGTGAGTGCTTTTAATCGCAGCCATTGAGGCTTTAATTTCAGCAAGTTCAGCCTGCAAAGGTTGTACAGCAGCTAAAACAGCGGCTACAATAGCCTCAGTTTCTTCGGAAGCGGTTATAACAGCAGCTTCCAATTCTTTTACTTCGGTAATTACACCGCCAGCAACAACGATCGTGCGACCGTCGGCAAGTTCAAATTCGCCATCCTCAAGGGTCATTGCTCCCAGAGGCGCGACCTCAACACCTGTGGCTGCAACTTCTGCGTTAATTAAAACGCTCTTGCCGTCCTTAAGTGCCAAGACATTGAAAACATCGGCTTTCGCCTTGTCTTTTCCAAAAAGTTTCATTTTGTCTTGTAATTTAGTTAATAATTCTGTGTTTATTTTGCCCTGCGCCTCTGTGATAAGTACGCTTGCGGCTATTTTTACCCCGGATGTACTCACCCGATCAATAAAACCAAGTTGTAAAGCTTCGGAAGGGCTAAGCCAATCGGACGCTTTCATTAAATCTTTAATCTGATTATCTGCCAATTTAGTTTTTTCACGGTACATTTTAACCATTATGGCATCCGTTTTCATTAAGTCGGAGGCGGCTTTTTGAAAGTCGTAAACGTTGCCAGTCATTTCCCGCCACCCGTTATGGATAAGGAAAAGGGCATTGTCAGACATAACAACCTCATCGCATGCAATAGCTATAACAGTACCAGCGGAGGCAGTAAGGCCAACAATGTTGGCGGTAGTTTTGCCCGTGTGCGCTTTTATTAAATCGTGGATTGTAATTCCCGTGGCAAGGTCACCGCCAAGGGTTGAAATATCGAATTTTACGGGCTGCTCTTTATTGGCATTCAAAAAATAACGAACCTTATCGACTGTTATTTCGGTGCCTACTTTGTTGTAAAGTTCTAAAGTTTGCATGAGACGAAAGTAAGCACAAAAAAAAAGCCCCGCAATATTTGCGAGGCTGTTGTGTAGTAGTTGCAGTTAATTACTCCGGCAATGAATCAAAAACCTTCAATTCCAGATTTCTGTGATTTGCTTTTAATTCGGGATTTGACATAATAACTGTCCTTTTGAGTTCGTACATGAGTAAATTATTAGCTTGTCCGATTAATTTACTCATTGCATTTGCTTGATTTACGTCAATTTCGTTTCTGTCTAATTTATCCATGTAAGTGCATAACATTGCAAACATAGATTTTGTGTTAACTGGCATCATGTTTTCATGTTTTTTTAAGTTAATATTTAACCATTTTTCTTTTATATGCCCATCTGCTAAGTATCTTTTAACAACTGGGGGAATTTTGAATTTATCCCATAATATAATATCTATTTTACATATACATATTCTTAAATAAATAAAATAAGATGGAATATCAAGCAATTGGTATGTTTCGTTTTTAAAAATCATAGTAATACTTCTTCTTAATCCCGTTAGGACATTTTTATATAAATAACAATCAAAACATACATTATTATCACATAATAAAGTTCGCGAAAAATTTTGCTGACTGATAAAATTATAATTAAAATCTTCGGGATTTTTTATTTCATTACAAGAAGGACATAAATAATAATCTAATCCTTGAGTATAATGATTAACATATCTTTTATCAACGTACATTTTCATTTTTCTTTGGCTATTTTATGATATTCCAGTTGAGTTGTTACGGTTGAAATAATTTTACCGGAAATGTTTGCAGAGTTTTTAGCTTCATCGATACCGATTTCGCCTTTTCTTAGTTTTTCATAAACTTGAATAAGGTCATTTCTTAATTCTAATACATTCATGTTTTTAATTTATTAGTGTACTCAAAGATATGAAAAAATTTTCATATATGCAAATTATTTCACCAAATCATTAAACACAGTTCTTTCACTAACTGCGAAAATTTCACATAAAGCCCGAATAATATCGGAAGTATTACGGCAATTCTCTAATCCCGTAGCAATATCCCGTAGTTGGTTGGCCGCATCTTTCGGCCTAACCATTGCGAGCTTGCAGAACTTTTCCCGGTTGTTTTTTATCCGTTTCATATTACCCCCACTTTTTTAACGTTTGCAACATCGGTTAAGCCCGTTGAAATATCTGCAACCCTAACAATGATTGGTGTATTCCTTAGAGCCTCGTTTACTTGCCCCGAAATATTTACCGGTGCAACCTCACCACCGTTGGCAAGGTGCGAAGCCCCGCCACCAATTAATGAACGGCCTCCAAAACTTTCGTTTATTGCGCTCAGGGCTGCTATTTCTGCCGTGGCATCTTTTTTTAATACAAACATAGCCTCACCTCTTTCAGCTTCGAATCGAGAACCGTCCGATCCTATAAATTTTGTGCCGCCTTGTGAGTGTGATAGGCCACCTATAACGCCACCTTGCGCAAATTTCGGCAATGGTTTAGCGGCTACGGAAATGCCCGAAGCTATACCAAGTGCGCCAACCAGTAACGATAAAGGAATATTTGGCAAAGCTTTAACGACTGCAACAATCGTATTTATACCAATGTCAAACAACGCCTTAATTTTTTCTGCCTTTGCCTCCTCCTGTCGTACTTTAAGCTTTATGGCTTTTACTTTCTTTTCATAATTCGCTTCACTTATTTGGCCGTTTTCCAGCCTAACTTTTAGCGCATCAAGTTGGGCATTTTGGCTGTCTTTAAACGAATTAAGTTGATTATCACTAAAGGCGTTAAACTGGTCTGTTGCTATTTTTATACCTTGCTTTTCAAGTTCATTTGTTATGTCCTGCTTGGCCTTGCTAATTTCTTCATGCTTGGCAAGCTCTTGCTCTTTCCACTTCACAAAGTTATTATAGCCCTCTTCTAAATCTTTATTTAGTTGTTCAGTTTCCGCTGCACTAAGCTCTAAAGTCGTGTCCGTGGCCTCCTTTTCTTTGGCCATTTGCGCCTCAGTCCATGCAAATTCATCTTGTGCCATTTGGTCATCGACCGTGAATTGTTGCGCCTTTGTTTCCGCCTCAATTTCTGCTATCGCTGCTGCTGCCTCCGCTTGTTTTGCTGCCTCCTCCACTGCTATCTTATCCTTTTCTGCCTGCTTATCTGCCAGCGCATCCCGGCGGTTCATTGCTTTTTCTTGTAAGGATATAGACTCGCTCAATATGTTTTCACGGTTAGCAATAGCATTGGCGAAGTTGTCAACCTCCTCTTTTGTTATTGCTTTTATTCCTTGCAAGTATTGAGCGTATGCAACTCCCTGCTCCCTTAAGTTCTTTTTTTGTTCTTCTGTTAAGTTTCTACCGTTTATTATTTTGCCGATTGCTTGTTCATATTCCCCATCCGCCATTTCTTGTCGCTCCTTATACGCTTTTTCTTCTAATGTCAAAGCCTCATCGATTAATGCCATTCGCTCCTTTTCTGAAAGGGTGCGATTTTTAGACTGTAAAAGTAACTGGTCAATCTGTCGCTTGTAAGTCGCTTGGCTTGCTATTAACCGTTGTGCCATGTCCTCGAGTTCCTGCTCTGCTTTCTTTAACCTTATAGCCTCATCGGCTGCATTTTTCATGCTTGCCCCCATGCCGTCAAATGCTTCATTAAGCTTTTTTTGGCCGGTGAAAAGGGATACAATAACCTCTTTAAACACGGTAAACACAGCAGAAACAGCGGCAAGTTTTTGCTCTATCCAATCAAGAACCGGCTCAAATTGTTTGAACGCTTTTACAACTAAGGCAACAGCAACGGCAAGGGCTGTAATGATTGCACCAATCGGGTTAAGGGCAAACTGGAATCCGGCCTTTGACATTGCGCCAATGCCGTTAACTATGCCGCCAATTGGACCGGGTATGTCCTTAAGAGACTGGCCAAACCTACCAAATACGCCCTGAGTTTTACCAGTTTCGCTTTGCGCATCCTTAAGGGCTTTTTTCATTTCAGCAAGTTTTGCCGCTGATTCTTTATATTGCTTACTTCCGTCTGCCGTTGTACGGTTAATCTTATTTTGTTCTGCCTCTAATTGTTTTATAGATGCTTTAATTTCATTTACGCTTCCTTTTTCAGCCCCTAATAAGTTAAGCGTGTTTTTCCTTTCGGCATTGGCTTTTTGTTGCGCCTGCTTGCTTTGTTCAACCGCAATGGCGTATTCTTTTTGGCTTATTTCACCTTTTTCAAGTTCCGCTTTTAGTTGTGCCTGTGCCACTTTTTCGCCTTCGACAACAGAAGTAAGGCGCTCAATACTTTTTACTGCCTCCGCTGTATCATATTGAATTTCTACTATTACCTTTTTATCTGCCATAATTCAATAATTTTACTTTTGTTTTTACACCTGGCATAAAATTGCTAATCTCTAAAACTATAAAGGTAGTTTTAAAATAATCTACATAAACTAACTGATTTTCTCTCCAACTTAGCACATCCAACTTGTTTAAATTAAATTCACAATCGATCGCCCTAATACGATAAAGAGAATTAAAATAGTTAGCGTAGTAAGTAGCGGCCAAATTTTCCCAGCTCAAAGGGCTAAATTGTAAGAGTGATCCGGAAGCGAAGAAAAGGCGAATATTAATAGTTTGGTTTTGTATTCTTGTAGTATTTGAATAAATGCTAATTTGAGCAACCTTATTCGAGTTTATTACTGCGTCAATACTTGCCCCGAAATTCAAAACAATGTAATCGCCCTCTTTTTCCAAGTTTTCATTATCCGTGTTAAAATAACTTTCGCCTAATTCGATGGGCACGGTTTTATCGTTCGTGTATTTTAGTTTATTTTCTTGAAATAAACCGCCAAAGGTTGAATTAATATTTTCGCTACCTATAATAAATTTATCGCTCCAGTCAACTGCATTCATTTTATTAAGCTGCGAAAATGAACCGAAGGACAAAGTTTTATTCCGGGTGTCAACTATTGGAAACTTATTCGATACAACACAAATAAGGCGAAGCAAATCTAAATAAGTTAAATCCGGTAAAATATCTTGCGCCTTAATCTTGAACCCTAACCATGGATTAGTTGAAAGGTCTTGCTCTTTTTCATCTAAGTTTAAATAGATTAGGCAGTCATCAAAAACAACTTGCCCGGTTCCTGATAAAGTGAAAGATACAGTCATGCCGGTAGGGCCATCATATATTTCGGAGCTTGTAAAATCAATTACCCCGCTCGTTGGTAATGGTACAGATAAATCAACTGTTTTTTTACCGGTCTGATCAACGGCATGAATAAGCAGGTTAATCGTTGCGTTCGTTGTAACGTTGCCCCGTACCCTTATTGAAAATTTACGGAAACATTTAACTGTTGTAGTAGTTACGGCAACGGCACTATATTTATAGTCGTAACTTGAAAAGTCTGTCATTGCCAAAGTACCTGAAGGGTTGTAAGTTTGGTTAAGCGTTTTTTGATAGCTTACAAAATAAAACTTTTCGTGGTTGCTGGTAAATGCCAAGTCAGGAAGCGGTGAATTAAACGTATAACCTTGCAATGCTAAAGCCCTATTAAGCAACCCTTGCACGTAGAAGGATGGGCGGCTGTATTTACAACGATCATCCCCTGTGGTCTGGTCTGTATTTATTTGTATTGCCTGATTGTGGTAGCAAGCTTTGCCCCAAAACCAACAACTATCTATGTCCAAAGCATCCAAAGCATTAATTTGCGCTGTCGTTAATAGCGTATCTTTATCGTCCCAAAGTATGCTATATAGCGGCTTATCTAATGAGTTTAACAAATCCTTGGAGCTATCTACAACTTGAAAACTAAATTTATCTTTCGTGGCGCTATCAAGAAAACCCTTACCCCGGAAAAATTCGAATACATCACGGATCACAACGGTATAAAGCTTGTCAAAGCTCCTGTTATTTGTTCCAATGCCGTGGGGACTGTCAAATATTTGCCGGTTTATTTGGGTATCTGGCAGGTCGAAGCGGTTTGTAAAGTCAATAAATCGGGCTGTTGGGTTTGTTATGTCAATACTTTTTTTAGTAATAGCTGGCATGCTATCCCCTAATTCTGCAACTACCCCGTTTATTATTACTTCCATGCCGTGCCATTTACTGCTTTTAAAGAAATACTTATTTCATAACGTCCTGCCATAAGCCTATAAGTGAATGAATTGGGTTCTGGTGCGTATCGTTCTGTTGTACCGGACTTAAAAATGCGGGTTACAAACTTATTTTCAAACAACTGCAAAACTATTACCAGATCGCTTAAGGTTAAGTCATCGGCAAACAAAATAACCCGATTTTCAATCCCGCTAATTAACGCCTCAACATTCGATTCAGTATTTATTATCTCTGAATTTATGCTATGGTTTAACTCAGCATCGTAAAACATAAGCAAGTAATCGCTGCCATCCCTACCAATCCAACGGATTAAGTATTCATACGGTTCAATGTCCGAATCCGTTAAACTCCTAGGCCGTACAAGTTCAAATTTTTTAGCCATTATAGAGCTCTATAAATCACGTAAAAATTAATCAAACTATCTGCGATATAGTCCTGTGGGTCCGGAGAAATGCTATTTGAGTTTACATCTATCTTTAAAGTATGATGCCTTATAGCGTTTCCCTCTAAACTTGTTGCTAAAAAATTATGTTGGCTTGCAGGTTTATAACCCGTTGGCATAGTTCCGAAAGTTGCTGAATCTGTATCATCACCGCCTATATTTGTTGTCCTGTAAAGGTTTGAAGTTTTTACGTGGACATTTCCAATTGCATCTTTAAAATAGTACACATTACCCAGCCACCCCGATCCAAGTGTAAAACTATTCCATGCTGGACTTTGCAAACTATCGGGCGTTACAGCCTTAGTCGCATCTGTACCGGCCAAAGTTTCTGCATTTGTTGCCAGTTCTACAACTCCCCCGCTGTGTAGTAGTTGCGAGCGGGATAGTTCCGGGCGTAACAATTCGAGCCGTATCAGTCAAGGCGTTCGATTCTGCCACCGTGGCAAGCTCTTGAATCCCTCTTTGTGTTGTCGTTGCTATTGGAATCCTACCCGGCGTTACCATGCGGGTAACATCAGATAGGGCATTGCACTCCGAAGCTGTGGCAATTTCAGCAACTCCCAAAATGGTATCAGTTGCTTGCTTAACACTTTCAACC